CGTCATAACACAATACCACCTTGCCACTTTTTAAATCGTCAGGGGTTGGGTAATCGCCCTCTATCTCGCCTTGGGCTACAAAAAATAACACACCTTCAACGCCTGTACCGCTTCTAAACGCATAACGTGTGCCTAATACGGCTTTCATGCCTATTTCTACTGGCGTATCATCCGCCAACAACAAATCAAGCATAAAATAAGGGGCTACATTCGGCGGATTCATTACACGCCCTTGTATCTTATAAGTCACGTCGTCTAATTCAATTTCATAAACCCAGTCGTCTAAATTGGGGAATGGTAAAGTTAATAATGCCATTATGCACCCCCCGCCACGCTTAATTGCTCTAATGTGCCACTGGCTTTCGTCTGTATGCTTTCATTCGCTATAGTGCCTTGCTTACGCCCTACGTTTGCACGTTTACGCTTGTCTTTCTGAAAAACACTGTCCTTAATCTCCACTTGCACCATGTCCACATTAAACTTAATCGAATCACCGTCTGCATTTTCTCTAGGGATTGATATGTTCGTTACCACCATGTTTGCAAACGTCTCAAGCCCTGTTACTACATCCACTGCTTGCTTTGCTTTCCATAAATCTCTTAATGCCTCATACGCCTCAAGCCGTGCAGAAGTAATAGGGCTATTGTTTTGTTTTTGGCGTTCTAAACGCTGGGGGTCACTATCACTTATAATCGCTTCTAGCCTTAATTGCAAAGGCTCGCTGTATACATGGTCACTAATGCTTTCGCCTGTTTCAATCGGCGATTGTGTCACATTGTTACTCATGGTTATGTCTTCGCTCATTACGCAATCAAGTTCAAGAAAGCCAATCTTCTTTTTTAAGTTCTGTTGTGTTACATCCAGCAAGGCTACTTTAATTGCCATTATTGCATAGCTCCCCCTAGGGTAAGTGGCAATATACCAGCTACTTCCTTAGCAATTCCTTTGGGGTTTGAACCTGTAATGTTAAATACGTTATTGCTCGTTATTTTTACATTCTTAGTTGTCGGGCTTTGGAAAAATTGCCCTTGTGAATAACCCTTTGGTAGGTTAGAAGTTAATGGTTGCGAAGTTCCTGTAATTCTTGGCATTATTTCTTTTCTAGTTTGACTTGCCCCAAGTCTATTGCGTGAACTACCACCACCACTATAATTATTTTCATAAGGTGTGTTAAATTGATCTAAAAGCCCTAGTGTGGCTTTAATTGTTTTTGACAACAAGCCAAACTTGGTTTCTAAATAAATAACCACCATAGCGAGTGCCATAAAAACCCTAATTTTTGGGTCAAGGTTTAAAACCCACATAATGCCTTGAAATACTTTCAAAACTCCATTAAATAAATTAAACCCTACCACAAGCAAGGTTATGGCACTCGCTATCGCAATAAGGGCTGGTGCCATATCTTTTACAATTTTTAGTATCGTTCCACCATGTTTATTTAACCAATCCATAGCAGGCTGTAGCTTGTCTAACCCTAGTATTATTGCGTCTAGTCCTTTTTCTAAAGTTTTAAACACAACTTTAATTACTTTGCCTACAACTTCTTTATTTTTAACTAAAAACTTGTTTAAAAAGTCCATTTTATCATATAGATTTTGAAAAAACCTATTGGCAGGCTCAAGCTGATCCTCTAAGGCAAGTCCCAACTGTAAAAAGGAGTTCATAAACTTGTTTTGAATACGTTGAAATGTAATAGGGAACTTTTCAAAAGCTTTTGTTGCGTCTTCTTCTGCTTTTAAAATAGCATCAAATAATTCTCGCCCTGTTATTGAACCTGTTTTTCTTGCATCTTTAATAAATGATTGTAATTTACTTGCGGTCATCCCCATTGATTTTGCTATTGCTTGGTGTAAAGCTGGTAATTGTTCTACCACCGAACGATATTCATCTGCTTGCACTCTTGCACTTCCTAACGCTTGCCCTAGTTGTAATAAACCACCTTGTTGTGAAGCTGTTGGTGTTCCACCCATAATTGCCAATTTTGAAACTGTCCTTACTGCACGCATTGTGCTTTCAGGATTAGCATTTAAATCTACAGCACTCATTTGTATTTTATTATGCAATGAAGTAATTGTTTCTACATCTTGCCCTGTTTGTGTTGACAAGCCAAGTAATTCTTTAAAACGCCCTCTTGCTTGGGCTTTGCTTCCACCTGTTGCTGTTTGCACCCTTGCAACGCCCATATTTATTTTATCGTTTACGTTAATAATAGCAAACGCTACTGCTGAAAAGGCTGCCTGTATTGCTGCGGCAGTTGCTATAGCCTTAGTGCCAAAGCTTTGTAGGTTGCTCATGCCTTCTTGGAAAGAACGGCTTTTGGCTTGCTCTGTTTTTTTCTCAAGCATGGCATGGCGTGCCATTTCCTTTTCTTTCCACTTCAAATAACGCATCTGCATTCTAGTGCGTGCTTCATTTTCTCTTTGTTCAGCCTTTGCCCGCTTCTCTGCTTCTTTTTGTTTACTTTTAGTAATGGCTTCTTCTGTTTTTTCAAAGCTTTTTTTCTGTTTACTTAAAATCTCATTAGTTTTAGCGGTGGACTTTTTCAACACCGCATCATCTATTTTAAACGCTATTTTTACGATTAACTCTCTAAGGGTTGCCATTCTTTTGTTTCCTGTCAAGTTCCTCGTGCATAATCGCTTCTATGTCGTCCTGCATATCCAATAAAGCGTTTAACTTCAAACAGTCACTATAACTGTAAACCGTTTGTAATTCCTCTAAACTGGCTACTTTTTTTATCACTAAACGCCAAATGCACCATTCTTGCTGTAAAGTTTTAGAAAGTTTCCCATATTCTCGATCAGAAGGCTTTACGGTTTTGTTAGCTACCCAAAAAGGCTCGCCATTTGCAAAAAATTGTTTGCACTTATAACCTCCATTGTCGCCTCTGCAAGCTCGCCATAATTTCCGCCAAAATGGTTGTCAAATCTATCTTTATTTAAAGTTTCACCATTTACTTGGGTATATTTAAACAAGTCTAAAAGCATCGTCAACTTGGGGTCATCTGTAATAATTTTCTTACAAATAGAACCTGCCACTTTCATACTCTGTAATGGATCAACTTCTTTTGTACCGTCTTCGTTTTTTGTAAACAAAGCTTTCTCTGCATTTATGGCATCAAGTAAGGCTGCAATTTTAAACGCTAAAGTCACGCCCTCTGTCGCAGGGTGCGGTAAAATATCATACTCATTCTCGTTGATGGTAGTCTTTACTCTTGCATCAATTAGTCCAGCCATATTTATAATGCCCCACTAAATGAATAAACTACATCAACGCATCTAAACTTATACTCTCTACCTGTGGCTTCAAGTTGCCCTGCAATACTTGGCAAGGTTTCTGCGTAAGCTTTACCAATCGCTAATGTTGCGAACGTGTTACCGTCACTCAACATAAAATTGGCAGTTTGCCCAGTTTGCAAGTACAAGTTTAAAAACGTATTCGTTGGTGAACCATTTTGTACGGTAAACGTAAGCTCCCATGAAATGTTTGTATTTCTGTTTTTTGTAGAACCTCCATCTACACCCATAGAAGTAGAAGAAACATCCGCTCCTGCAGTCAATGTAATCCCACTGCCTTCTTGAAACTCCTCGATTGCTCGACCGTCAAAAACCAGCTTTACTATTTTCGGATCATGGTTATACTGTGCCATTTCTAAACCTCCTAAACGGTTACAATGCCTTTTACTTCAATAAACTTAACTGCACCTGTTAGTCGTGCAGTAAACTTCACATCTTTCAAAATACGGTTTGCTCTGTCCGCTGCTAAAGTTTCCTCCAACTTAGGCACACTTACCGTAAAATTAGAATCAATAAAGTTGCTTTGAACCGCCAACAATAAACGGCTTCTCAAAGTTTGCTCAACTTCTTTAATGCCTTTTACATCAAAAGTCACCTTTTGTTGTGCGTCCGCCTTGGCTACCAATAATTGATACATATCTTCACCAATGCGGGTTTTAAGCCATGCCGTTCCATGAATAACATCGCCCCATTCACCGCCAGCCATTTTACCGCCCAATGAACGAGTATTTGCTCCGTCATACTCAAACGCATCAGCATTTTTAGTATCTAAAACATTGCGTTCGGTTTGCGTAAAAGACTTTTTACCATTTATAGGGTTAAAGCTTGAAGTAATCCCTTTTACCGCCTGATTGTGCCAAGCAAAAGAACCAGGAGCAAACGTGGGGCTTTCTGTAATCGCTAGAATTACACCCATGTAAGCCATTTCAGGAAATAAGCCTGCTGTATTCGTTCCGCTATAAGTGTTGTAATGGTATGTTACATGAACATAATCATTGTCATTCGCTTTTAACACACTTGCAATGTCGGTTGAAGATCCAGAGTTCAACGTGTTGGCATCACTTGTGCGGAAAAATGCAATTTTCTCTCCAGCCAATCCTAAAATGCTTGTTGCAAAGGCAGTCTGAATCGCCAAGTCATTACTTTGAATGGCTATAGCGTAAAAGTCATCACGAAACCCACTAATTGCCGTCAACGCTTGCGAATAGGATTCGCTAGACTTTTTCCAGCCAATCATCAAGGGGTTTACGTCACCTTGGGCAAAGTACGCTTGGGCTGCCAAGTATTCAGGGTCAGTGTCAATGTAAACCGCTAATACTTCTGCTAAACTGGCGTAAGATTCTACTCTAAAAATAGGGGCGTAAGTTACGTTACCTGTGGTTGTTAAAGAAGTACCTGCAGTGTAAGTAAACGTACCTGAAGTAGGGGTTGCTAAAACCACATAATCACCGTCTACTGCCGTTCCTGTTAAAATATCTACTTCCAGTTCTTGTCCTACAGTCAAGCCGTGGTTGGCTTTGGTTACTGTAACAGTATTGCCCGTTTGTGCATACGTTCCACCTGTTACACTAGCACCCGTTGGTTTAGTCTCACCAATAAATAAAGGCGTGCCAAAACCTGTGCGTGGAATAAAGCTTGTTAAAAGCGTAATTTGTACATTTATAAAGTTTTCAATCAAACTCGCCATTTATCTATCCTCTTAACTCGTTAAGTTACCTGTAAAAAAAATATCATCTATTATCAATTCGTCATTCTCATTGTAAATCATTTTCTCAATTTCTACAACATCTATAATCCCATTGTTAAAAGTAAACGTCTTACTTGTGTTCCAACGCATCGCTATATTAAAGCGTGGCTGATATTGTTTGCCAATTAAAGCCGTTATGTCCGTTACTGGGCTTAGTATCTGTTGAAACGCTACATTCCCATTTGTTGCTATAATTCGCTGGGCGTGGTTTTCTAAACCATTTAAAATGTTGTGTGCGATTGTCTCCGCCTCGCTGGGATCTGATTCTTTCCCATAAACATTTAAATCTACCGTAAAATTAAAATTGCGTTGCATTTGCACCGTACCATTTAAAGCAACCGATTGTCTAAACGCACCTACAGGTTGAACGCTTTGAATATCCACCGTGCAATAAGGGGCTAAAGGGGCTGGCACATTCTGCTGGGGTCTAATGCACGTTACGCCACTCAATGTAGCAAAGTAAGGCACTAAAACGGTGTAAATCTCATTCATAACATCACCAGTTGTGCAATATAAACATTATGGTTAATCAAACCGTTTTGCCATAATCGCATCCCTTGTAATTCAAAGTCTCTACCATTTATCTCTATTAAATCACCACGCTTTGCTGTTCTATCATCAGCCGTGTCTAATAAAGCATCCGTGTAAATTAAGTAACTTTCTAAAACTCGTCTGTTTTCAGGTAAAGCTTGTAACATTTGCCCACCAACCGTTGTAACCGTGTTGCCCCCAACTGGTTGCACACTTGCTTTAATAGTTGTCGTTGTTACATTAGCTGTTACCGCTAAACCTGTGGCATCATAGCTTACAGTCCCACGCTTTTTAACTTTTACGTTACGTCTAAACGCATTAAAGGGACTCATTTTTTCACTACCTCAAAATCTATAACACGGTACATTAAACCAGTGTCAATTAAGGTAATGTTACCTTCTTTCTGCCTTAGTGTTGCTTCAGAGTTCGGCGGTGGGACTCTGCTTGTTATTTTTCCTCTAATCGCTTCTTTCATAATTCGCCCTAGTTCTTGCGTAATTTTAGAAGCTCCATTATTTTCGGTTATAACAATTTCAGCTCTATTGCTTATTGTGTTAAACCAACTGCTTTCTTTATCATCAAAAGTCGTTCGTAAAAAAGAACGCTCTGGTATGTGTTTTGTTCCAAACTCGTTAAAAAAAGCATAGTTTACAACTTTTTCTTTACCTTTTCTGCTTTGAAGTTGTCCTACACGCTTTGTAATACCCGCTTTTATAGCAACACCTTTCATTTGTGAAAGGTTGCGTACAAACTCTTGGCTGTGGTCTACATCCTTCTCAATTTTAAACTCCATAAGGCATTACCCCAGTTCTAAAAGTAACACCACCTAAGCACTTGTTTAATAATCTTTTGTATTCTTGCCCATACGCACTACTCATTAAGGGATCTTTTGAAGAGTCTAACCCTTGCTTATAGGCAATGTTTAATTGCCCTTCTTGCATTGAAGCAATCTCTCCACCTACTCCGCCACGATTTGAAATCGTTACTTGGTGTGCTGTTAAATACGCCACTAAGTACGGTCTCAAGTCGGGGCATAAAGAAACGCCCACTTCTAATTCCGCTAGTGCGTTTAAGTCTAGTACCTGTTGACTACTACAGTCAATTTCAGGGGCTATACTTGGCAATAACTCTATAGAAGTGGGCATAGTTTGCTTTTCTCTTTACTTTTTATCTTTCAAAGGCTTTTCACCTTCAAGTTCTAAAATACCAAGTTCAATCGATAAACTAGCCGTTTTTAATTTTTCTAGGTCTTCTTTTGAAACTTCGTTCCAATCAGGGAATAAAGTCACTCCGTCATATTGAAACATAGTATCTTGGTTTAATTTAACCTTCGGCATTGTCCAATCTCCTAAATACCGTACTTTTTAGTAAAAGCAAGTGGGTAACGAATAATTGCTCCACCATTACGTCCAGCAGCGGTTACTTCAAAAACAGGTCCATCTTGTTTAGGAGTAAACTCTTCGTAAACAATGGGGGCAACCAATCCGCAATAACGTGCTTCATTGCGTCCAATTAAAAACCCTTCAGTCCCACCTTGGAAAGCACCTACAAGCTCGGGAGCTTGTACAATGTTCGTAATGCTAGGGTTGTCGTTTTGGAACTGCTCTAAAACAGTGCGCGTGTTATCCGTGTCAACTTTAGAAGTCGCCATAACGCGGTATCGTTGTGGACTAATCACAAGCAAGTTAGGGGCATTTTCTACGCCGTTTGTAGCGTTGATAATATCCAAAACAGCGTTGTTTAAGTCACGCAAGATTTTATCACCAGTTTTGGTTGACCATAAAGCGGATGAACCAGTACCGTCGGCGGTAACTTGAGCGTTAGGAATAGAAGCGTTACTTAAAACACCCACAAGCCCAGTAACTGAATCACCTACCCAAAAAAGGCGGTTGTGCAGTTGAGCAATGGCTTCACGCGTTGCATCCGCTTTGCTTGCTAAAATATCCACGTTGGGAATTAAAGAAGCTTTGCGCAATTCGTTAATGCTATAAACACGCTTTGAACTAAGCGGTTTTACAACAGAACTAAACGCTTTTCCGTTTACTTCTACCGTTGGTGCATCATTCGAGTATTCGACCGAAATCTTTGCCAATAACCGCTTGTCGTATTGGTAATACGTTACCGTTTCAGCGGTTGGGTCAATACCCGCAATTACATCAAACGTATTTAAAGCGGTCATACCAGCATATACAATTTCTTGCACATCAGGTAAAACAGCTTCTAAATGCCGTCTAAAATAAGCGGTTTCGTTTGCATCAAGGTTCATTTGAGCATTCATTTAATGTAATCCTTTCTAGGCTACGTTTACTTCAATTTCAACAAGAGTATCAGTTCCGCCAGTAACAAACTTGCCTACTAAAAGGTTGCTTGTTGAAGTAGCCGTAAACTGACCTTGGGTTGCACCAACCGCAGTAATCGCATAAGCCAAAGCGCCCTGCGTTACGGCTCCAACCGCTTTGCCATAAATCCGTCCACGACTTAAAACCGAAACTTCTTGACCAGTCAAAATATCTTCTGCTTGGTCGTTAGGGTTATTGTGGGTACGCACCGCCACGCCTTGAATGACTCCAGAAGCAGCAGTTAAGCCTACTTGGCGATCAGACGTAACACGTTGAACTGCACGTCCAAAAGCAATGTTGGCAGTTGCTACACGGCTTTCAATACGGTCACGTTGAAGGATTTGTCCTTCATAAGCAGCCGCGGGATATAAATTATAAGAAGTTTGAGACATGTTATGCTCCTCTCTTTTTATGTTCTAATTGAAACTTGAAAGCGTCGTTGCAATCAATTCTTCGGCTTTTTGCTGAAGTAGAATCGTTGTTGGCACTTGCTACAACTTCACGTTGCTTGGCAAGGGCTTCGTCTTCAACGCTAGGCAATGCTTCCATAACGGCATCAAAACGAGCCTTAACATACTCGTCGCTTTTGCCCTCAAGGCTGATGCCTTCGTTTTTAGACTTTACTACCGCTTCGTGGATCGCACGTTCGCTAGCACCGATTAAACTGTCTACGTTTACAACACGCTTTGCTTGCTCAAGCAATACTACACGTTTTGAAACGGCTTCATTCACCGCCTCGTCGTTGTGCGTTGCTTTCACGGTTTCAAGCTGTGCTTTCAACTCGTCTACTTGCCCTTTTAAGGCTTCTGCATCATTGCGGGCTTGCTTTTCAGCTTGCACCGCTTTTTCGTATGCTTTAGCAACCTCGGCATCGGCTCGATAGCTCAAACCGTCCAAGTTCACCGCCTGCATTTCTTTATCAGTCATGCTGTCGTCCTCTTTATCATCATGGTGTAACTGAACGGCTACTCCGTCCATATTGATTCGTGCCAATCGCCCTGCTCTTGCTTTTTCAACAATCGCCAAGTGATTATAACGAACATTTGTTTGCCTGTGCGTGTAAGAATCACCATTAAACACGCCAGCCTCTTCTACCAAGTCCAAAGTATACCCTAGACTTAATTCACGCTTTTTGTTTGATTTAATCTTCTCAACCGTTGCCTTATCCGTCACCACAAACGAAACGGCTATGTTCCCACCGTCAATTCTTACGCTTTC